TATTGGAGAAATTGCTGTCAACGCTATCAGAAAAGCTGGTGAGCATTTCAAGTTTAGATGCCCGCTCGATGGTGAGTATAAGATAGGGCGTAATTGGGCTGAAACACATTAGAAAGGCAGTTAGCCTATGACAGATAACGCTGTGCTTAAAGAAGCTCTCCGTGATATCGGGGAGCTTCTTGATATTTGTAGTGAACAAGAAAAGATTATCTACGGGCTTAGGAATAGGCTCGAAGAACTTGAAGAGCGTAGGGTTGTGTGGGAGAGAGACAAAGACATGCTAACAGAATTGCGGGAAACGTGGTCTTCTCCTTGCACTGTGGCGGCATTAAAGCGTCTAAACGCGGAGCTGATGCAGCTTCTTAAAGAAGAAAGGAAGACAGCTAAATGCACGTGAGGCTTGTTGATTATACAGATATTCGTGCTGCTTACGCTGCGGGCAAGACTTGTGTAGCTGACTACAATTATGAAGAACCTTCCTTGGAAGAGATGAACAGCTTCTTCTCTATGCTGATCAAGAAAGGGCATGAATCAGTACTAGAGCATATTGTGTTTGTCTTTGAGATCGGCGGCATTTCTAGAGCCTTGCTGCAAGAGCTTGTCAGACATAGGATTGCAAGCTATTCTGTTGAATCTACTAGGTGGTCGTTGAAGAATGTTCTAAATGATCCTGGTATGATGCTGGACTTTGAGCGCATTGCCGATGAAGCTATTGTCGATGGGTCAGTCAAAGAACTTTCACAGAAGGTTTATAGTCTTATGGGGTCTATCAAAAAATATGCTGATGCTGGAGAAAAGAACGATGTTCTTAAACTGTTCCTTCCAGAATGTTTTACTACCTGTCTGACGCTTACTATCAACGCTCGTAGCTTGCGAAACATGTTTAAGCTTCGTACTGTTGATGCTGCTTTCTGGGAATTCAAAGACCTTTGCATTGAGATGTTCAGAGAGGTTCCATGTTATTTGAGTGAAATGCTGTTCCACGATATCTTCGCTTTTGAGGATGAAGCTTAATGTGTTATAAAGGATGTCCGCACGAAGGGCCTAATGGATGCTGTAGGCGTGAAGATTGTGCCTTCAGTGCAGAACATTCCTTCTCCATTGATAAAGATGACGGTGAGGACAATGCGAACGCTTCTGATTGATGGGGATATTGTTGTATATCAAGTCGCTGCTGCTGCTGAAGTACCTATCCATTGGGGAGACGGCTTGTGGACGCTTCATGCTGATGAGAACAGTGCAATTGAAGTCCTTAACAATAAACTTTTAGAATATAAAGAAATTCTGAAGGCTGATAATATGGTAGTTGCCTTGTCAGATAAGGTAAACTTTAGGTATAGTGTCTATAGCGAGTATAAATCGAATAGAAAAAACAAGCGTCAACCTATGCTTCGGGAGCAGCTGAAACAGTACGTGCTTGATTACTATGATTCCTTTCTTAGGCCGGGTCTTGAAGGTGATGACGTCCTGGGTATTCTTGCTACGTCTGATGTTATTATCAAAGCTGATGAAAAAATAATTGTCAGTGAAGACAAAGATCTGCGCACAATTCCTTGTCTTTTTGTAAACATGCGCACATATAAAGAATCTGGAGTCGAGAGTATAAGCGCAAATGAGGCCGCATATTGGCATATGTACCAAACACTGACAGGGGACACTGCTGACGGTTATCCTGGGTGTGCTGGATGTGGTCCTGTAACAGCAAAAAAAATTCTTGGTTATGATCCCGGGGAATGGACATATGAGATCATGTGGCCGAAGGTAGTTAAAGCCTATGTCAAGAAAAAACTAGGTGAAGAGTTCGCGTTGCAGATGGCGCGTGTAGCTAGAATCTGTCAGCGGGATGATTATGATTTCCAAAACAAGGAGGTAATACTTTGGTCGCCGCCAGAAATTACAAAGCCACAGTAGTGGCGCTTTATTCTATGGCACCTGGACAGGGTAAATCCACTTTCGCTCAGATTCTGGATGAATACCATGGTTTCCATAGGGTGTCATTTGCTACACCAATCAAAGAGCTAAGCGCCTCTTTCCTTGCTAGCGCAGGGTATGACATTAATGATGCGTGGGACATGGTCACTGATCCTGCAAGAAAAGACGCCCTTGTGTCTCTAGGGACTATTATGGTAACTCCTAGGAGAATCATGCAGACTCTAGGTACTGAATGGGGAAGGCAGAGCATCTATGAGAATCTATGGGTGGAACTTGCCTGTCAGACAATCGACAATCTGATTGAAGATGGCGTTCACCATATCGTCGTCGACGATCTGCGTTTCCCTAACGAATGGAACGCTTTGTCTTCTAGGTATGACACTACCTTTATTTGTGTGAAGAGACCTGGCAAGACTCTGGCATACAGCCATATCAGTGAAGGTGGTCTGAGTGAAGAGCTTGCGCATTTGGTGTTAGACAACAATACCACTATTGGTGCGCTTGTTGAGGATGCCGCGTTCCTTATGGAGGAACTTTTGTGAACCGCTTTGTTGAACAGGTGCTAGAATTCCATAAGGCTTTCGGACATCCTTGTACAGGGTATAAGTTCTACCTTGAAAGCTTGAGTACAAAAGAAAAGGAAGCGCTTATCGCTCTACGTGCAGCACTGATTGAAGAAGAGGCTAGAGAGTTTAAAGAGGCTGCTGCCAAAGCTTCTAAGGTGGACATGCTTGATGCGCTAGCAGACCTTCTAGTTGTCACAATCGGAGCGGCTTTAGCTTTTGGCTTCAACATTGAAGAAGCAATGGAGCGGGTCTATGCCTCTAACATGAGCAAGCTGGGTGGAGATGGCAAGCCTATCTATAGATCAGATGGAAAGGTCTTGAAAGGCGAGAACTTTAAGCCGCCTGTTCTTGATGATCTTGTTTGAATGTAGTGACTAAAGGACCAATGGCGTTAAGCTCTTGGTCCTTTTTATATCTTAATGGGAGATTGGATGGATAAAATGATTGATCCGCACTTTGACGACAATGCCTTAACTGTATTGAGAGAACGTTATTTGTGGAAGGACGCTAATGGAGAAGTTGTAGAGACGCCCAAGCAAATGCTGGTGAGGGTTGCTTCGGCAGTATCTTCTATTGAGGCGGATGAAGATAAGGAAATTTGGTTTGAACGCTTCTACACCATGATGGCGCACCTTGATTTCCTTCCTAACTCACCTACGCTGATGAATGCGGGAAGAGGTGGCGGCTATGGCCAGCTTTCTGCTTGCTATGTTATTGACGTGGAAGATAGCATGGAGGGAATCTTCAACGCCCTGAAAAAGCAAGCGCTAATCCACAAAAGCGGTGGCGGCACAGGCTTCAACTTTTCTAACCTACGTTCGGAAGGTGATCTTGTTAAGAGCACTAATGGCCGTGCGTCTGGACCTGTAAGTTTCATGCGTCTCTTTGATCTTGCTACAGATGTCGTGCAACAAGGAGGCATGCGCAGGGGCGCTAACATGGGCATCCTTGACTGTTATCATCCTGATGTTCTTAAATTTATCACAGCTAAGAATTCCGGACAGGTGCTTCAGAACTTCAATATTTCTGTATCTGCTACGGACAGATTTATGGAAGCAGTCTTTGAAGGTAAACCAGTAGAGACTGAAATCTTTGAGACTATTGTAGATAGTGCCTGGCGTACAGGTGATCCTGGATTGCTTTTCATTGATACCATTAATGAGACAAACCCTACTCTTGAAACTCTTGGTCCCTTGAACGCTGTTAACCCTTGTGGGGAATCTCCGCTGTATGGGGATGAAGCTTGCAACCTTGGAAGTATCAACCTTGCTAACATGGTGACTGAAGGCCTTGTAGATTATAGTACACTTTGTAATACTGTACGCTACGCTGTAAGGTTCTTGGACAATGTCATTACTATTAACGAATACCCTCTGCCCGAAATCAAAGCTGCTGTTGAAAAGACTAGGAAGATTGGCCTTGGTGTGATGGGTTGGGCTGAAATGCTATATCAGCTCCGCATTCCTTATGATTCTCAGGAAGCTGTCGATCTTGCTGAAAGGGTCATGTTGTGCATCAAGAATACAGCTGATTTGGCGTCTAGCGCTCTGGCTGATGAACGGGGACGTTATCCAGCTGCACCTAACAGGGATATGCGTAGAAACGCTACAGTTACCTGTATTGCACCTACAGGGACTATCTCATTGATTGCTGGCTGCTCCAGCGGCATCGAGCCTTTGTTTGCTCTTCGGCATAAAAGGGTAGCGTTTGCTGAAGACGGCGCCGAAGGGAAAGAACTCTGGTACAGCAACGCTTATTATGAAGAGGCGCTTCGTAGTGTCATGTCTAAGTCGGAACTTGATAGGGTCTTTGTCACCTCACACAAGATAAGCCCTGTATGGCATATCAAGATGCAGGCGGCCTTTCAGAGGTATACTGACATGGCTGTCAGCAAAACAATCAACCTTCCTAATAATGCTACTAGGGAGGATATTCACAGGTGTTTTATTTTCTCTTGGTTGAACGGATGTAAAGGCGTCACAGTGTATAGGGACGGTTGTAAACAGAAGCAGGTTTTGTATGTTTCTGAAGAAGAAAAGTGCCCTGTGTGTGGTGCTACTGTCGTTCATGAAGAAGGCTGTAAGAAGTGTTCTACCTGTTCCTGGGGAATGTGCTCTGTTTAGAGTTATAAAAGCGCAGTATTAACGAGTAAGAAAATAGTCCAATATAAGGAGGCGCTTCACAAAGATGAAGGTACTTAAAGCTCTTATCCCTAAAGGGTTAGTGGAAGAGCTTGATCAGCGTTTCCCTGAAAGATGCCCACGTGAAACTGACAGTGAAAGGGCTATTTGGGTGTACGTAGGAATCCGTTCGTTGGTTAGGTTTTTGAAAGAGCAGTATGAAGCTCAGCAGGATAAACTGTTTTAAGGAGGGATAGAAATGTGCACTTCCACACCTAAATATGAAGCGCCTGAAGTGTATGAAGCCCCTGCGCCTGAAAAAGCACCTGAAAGAGTAGAACGGCTGGACGACATTTCGTCTTCGAGGAAAAAGCTCACCGCACGTGCTACAGGAACGCAAGCGCTACGAACTGATCTGATGGTGCCTAAGAAGCCATCTAAGAACAGGGCGTCTAAGTCTGGCCTGTCTATTCCCATGGGTTAACAGTCATGGCTATTGGTACTGCTGAAAAGAGGTACAAGGAACTAGAAAATGTTCGAGACACATTCTTGCGTCGCGCACAAGATTGTTCAAAGATCACTATTCCTTCTTTAATTCCTGAAAACACAGATCAGCTCCAATCGTTCCCTACGCCGTTTCAGTCTGTAGGTGCAAGAGGAGTCAACAATCTAGCGTCCAAATTAATGTTGACTCTGTTTCCTTCTAACTATCCATTTGTCAGGCTTCGTGTTGACAACCTTCTTCTTGAACAGACTCAAGATGATAAATTCAGGACGGAAATTGAAGAGGGATTATCTAAAATTGAGCAGCTTATCATGGGTGATATGGCGTCTGGAACTGATAGAGTTGTCATCTTTGAAGGAATCAAGCATCTAGTGGTCGGTGGAAACTGCCTTTTCTATGCTCCTGTTAGCGGTAAGATGAGATGCTTCCCTCTTAATAAATACGTGATGAAGAGAGACCCTTCAGGGAATGTTCTTGAGGTCATTGTGAAGGAGTCTGTTGCTACTTCTGCTCTACCTGCTGATCTGGCTAATGTTGTCAAAGCTGAAAAAGGAGAAGGTAAAGATTTAAAAGCTGTTGACCTGTTTACATACCTTAAACGTGACGATGATACTTATAAGATTTTCCAAGAGTGTAAAGGGCTTAAAATTCCTGGCAGCGACGGTGTTTATCCTATCGACTCTTGTCCTTGGATTCCTGTAAGGTTTATCAGAGTTGACGGTGAGGATTACGGGCGTGGCTATGTTGAAGAATATCTTGGTGATTTGCGCTCGCTGGAGGCTCTATCACAGGCGATTGTAGAAGGCACAGCGGCAGCCTCTAAAGTGATCTTCCTAATTAACCCTAATGGCATGACTAGT